AGGTCCTGGTGACTCTTAAGGAGTACACCGGTCCTGCTGATCCGTCTGACCCCACCCAGCCGAGCACCTTCAAGATTGCTCGTGAGACCCTGATCACTGCTCAGCGTCTCCTGCTGGATACCGGCAATCTCACCACCTTCCACCAGTCCATCGGCAGCCTGACTCTGCTGGATGACTATCGTCGGTGGCGCGATCGGGTGTTCATCAACGAACTCCTGAAAGCTGTCTCCAAGGGCCAAGCCTCCGATACCCAGGGCGGTTACTACTTCCCCGGCGATCTGGCTACCGGTGCTCTGACTTACACCAACGCCGAGCAAGCTAAGTTCGACGTCAAGGACGACCTCCTCCGCGTGGTCAAGTCCCTGCGTAAGCGGAACACCCCCACCTTCCAGGATGGTTTCTATCGCTGCGTTTGCGATCCCACCTTCCTGATGCACCTGCGTCAGAACAGCGACTTCCGCGAAGTTGCTCGTTATCCTGGCAACGGTCAAATCAATCCCCTCATGTCCGGCATGCAGCCCAACGCTGCGCTGTACATGGGTCAGGGCTTCGGTCAAGCCACCTTCGTGGCTGGCGAGCCCATCATGCCCACCGGCTTCGTGTTTGAAGGCGTGCGATTCTTCGAATCGACCAACATGCCTACCCAAACCCAGAACGCGACCATCGCTTCTACCGCCGCTGATTACAACGCAGCTGTCGGTATCTTCTTTGGTCCTCAGGCCGTTGGTGTTGGCATCGGTGGCAACAATGCCCAGGTGCTCCTCAACAACAACGACGACTTCAGCCGCTTCATCATGATGATTTGGAGCCTGTACGCAGGTTTCGAACTTCTGAACGCTGACTTCGTCACCGTTGGTTACTCTTTCGACGCTTGAGGAGGTAACTAACAATGACCATCAACCCTAACCAGATCTCGGTTGCCAAGATTTATCCTGGTAACTACACCAACGTTCTTCGTTACTGGCACGAAGAAAAGACCATGCAGTTCGAGAACGCCAATGGCGTTCAGACGAGCTACACCAACCAACCCGTTGGTGGCCCTGTTGGCGTGGTGTTCCGTCCCGGTTGGATTGCTCAGCAAGCCATCGGTTACGTTGACCTGAGCTACCAAGCTCTCGGTACCAATAATCAGCTGGATTACTACACCCAGCCTTATGGTTCCGGTCAAAACGCTGCTAATCAGCCTTTCCTGAACGCCAGCGTTATCATTCCTTCCCCCGATTTCCACAAGGATATCCGGGCCGACATCACCAACGGCATCACCGTGCCTTCTGGTGCTTTCGTGTACCGTACTTCCCTCCGCGTGGACGGCGGCGATGTGGTGAGCTCCGGTGTTGCCGGTGGTTCCGCCAGCCCTCAGCTGACCTTAATCCCCGCTGTGGGTCAGGGTCTGCGCAACAACACCACCGTGGTGTCGGGCCAGTTTGGTACCTCCATCACTGGTTCCACCAGCCGTATCGCCAACGGCAGCGTGGCTTCCACCAACATCATCAATTCGAGCAGCCTGTCTGCTCTGACTGCTGATACTCAGTGGAAACTGTTCACCACCGCCAACCTGGGTGGTGCTGCTGCTTCTGGTCTGGCTCAAGGTTCGGGTATCTACGATCCCCGCGCTGGTGCTGGCAAGCTGTCTGGCAAGAACAAAGCTCTTGCTATCTGCGAAGTGTGCTGGATCGTTCCCGACGCACCTCCGGAGCGCCAAGATCTCGCCCTGCAGCCTGGCGGTGTTATCGAATCTTCGATCTACACCTCCACCTCTCCTTCCTGATAGAGTTTCCTCGCGAAACCACGGAGCCCCTCCTTCGGGAGGGGTTTTTTTTGTCTTGGTATGAACTTTTTAACTATTTTTTCGGCTTATTTAAAACATTTTGAGTCTAGAGTTTCTGATGTGTACCATATTGACTGTTTGATATGGACGATCGGGAATTTTCCGACCTAAAACTAGATCGTAAAGAGTGCAAAAGATGCGGTGCCCTGTGGTTAAACGGCACTCATCATTGGCGAACCGGTTGTAAAGGTAACGAATTAGACCTTGCGGGTCTTGTTTGCAACAAGGTCAACGACCCTGAGTGCATCAACCCCAAAAAAGGCCAGGTTGGAGGGGATACCTGGGAAAAAAGAGCTGAGTTTTTAGGTCAGGTAACTAAGGATATGGATAATTATTTCGAGCGTTAGAACGCAGAGCCCATCTGAGACCCCATGTACTGAAGATATTTCATTTTTTCTGCTTCAGTTTTGTACTGGGGAGGTATTCCAGATTGTCCGCACTGCTCAACAGCGCGAGCAAAATCGGTTCCGTAGAAGTTGTTGTATTTATCGGGACCAAGCTTTGTTGCAAGTGCCCGTAAATGTTTATCTGGGTTTGCAGCGGTCGCGCAAGCTTGCATCTCCCTCAGTTTTTGGGGTCCTTTAGGGCCTCCTTGTAGATCATTAATAAAATCCACAGCCTGCGGGATGAAATCCACACCTCCAGTGGCAGCCGATACAGCTAGACCACCCCCTCCAACAAGCCCGGCATTAACAACACGCTGTACAGGACTAGCCTGTGGGTTAGCTAGTTCGCTGGTAATAGCTATAACGTCTCCAACGATAGGAAGAGCCCTAAGAAACCCTAATCTCGCACCAGCAAAACGGGGTTGAGGCATCTTTCTAAAACCAATGAGTTTATTTTACCTAAGTTTGCACTAAAGTACTGCCTACATACTGCCTCAGATGATGGCTGCACATCTTTACAAGCCCAGTGGAATCAAGGTTGACGTAATCTCTACCCACGATGAAGGTGAGTACCTGATGGTGCGGTCTAGCACCTCCGGCAAGGTGTTTTTCGCCCATAAAGACCAGGTTGAGGACTTTCACGAAGATAAAGAACCCCAGCCGAGTGCAAATTCGTTGAGTACACGCCGTGGCCGCAAACGAATCCAGGGGTCGGAAGACGCTCCAAAAGTCGTTAAACCCCTTCCTCCCGTTGATGATCGAATTAACTTAAATAACCTGACTCCCGAGGGTCTTACTCAGTGCCTTCCTGGCGTTGGTCTGAAAACAGCTAAGGAAATTGTTGAACTTAGGCAGTCTTTGCCTGGTGAACGTTTCAGCAAGCTCGAACAACTTGAATCAATTAAACGAGTTGACTGGCAAGAAGTGTTTGCTACGGGTTCGGTGTACGTAGAATAAAGAAAATAGGTGTCTTTAGGTCGTGGCGCAGTTAACAACGAACGAACTTGAACAGATTCAAAGTTATCTAGCGCAACAAGGCGTTGTATTTAACGCCACGACCACTGATGCTACAAAACGGGAAATTATCTATTCAGCTGTTAACCAGCTGACCCGAAATCCAGCCCAGGTTTTCGGTTACGCCTTAGATGATTTTAATTTCAGCCGTGTGGCGTACCATTTGGCGTATAACATCGCCACGGTACCGGCAGGAGATTATGCACGACTGCTTGAAGCGTGCAACAGCATCCCAAGTGAGTTTTATTACGACAAAATTGTTCAACAAATTGAACGTTGCGAAGAAGCAGAGCGTCTTACTGAGTTAGCAACCGGTCGTGCTACAAGTCGCCAAGAAACCATCCTTGGTGACGTCAGCCGTTCTATCAATATTCAAGACAAACGTGAAACTGCGCGTATCTGGCGTGAAAATTACCTCTACGAGTGCGATCGATTAGCACAAATGCTCTATGTGCCTAATTATCGCGATCCAGTGGCGTCTCGCTACCGTTTCGAGAGAAGTGGAGGCGAGTTTATCCAAGCTATTCCGGGACCGCCTGATGTGTCTCGTTCTGATCGACTCTATTTTTATGCTAATTGGCGCTAAACTCATATACAGCTAGCTCCGTATCCTGTGGCGTCTCCTGAAGGATTTTTACGAATTGTCCAAGGACTTAGTGACTTCGTTAAAGGTGCCAAATCTGGTGCGGACGATACTGTAGAGCTTATTCAGCGTGCCCTTGGCGGACAAGGGATTACACCTCAGCAAGCACGAGAAGCAAGGCAGGCGATTGAAGCGCTCCGTCCTTCTCGGGCTGCTCAACCGATCGAGGGGACCCAGCTTCGGTTGGGCTTGACTCAACCGGGTAGGGGTGCTCAGGTTTACTCCCCGGCCAAATCTTCTACTCCTGCTGCGGCTGACGTAATTCGTGCCGAGCGTGGCGCCCTTCCCGCTGAGTCCTCTGCAGCTCGTATGCGCGGACTTGCTTCTGAGGCGGAACAAGCAGGTCTTATGGGACGTGTCGATCCCGAGATCTTGATGCGTCTTCAGCAAAGCGGTGCATCTCCTTCTTTCCTTCAAGAAGCTGCGCGTCAGGCTCGTTTAAGCCAGGTTCCTCGTACCACCACGATGCAGGGTCCTGCTCGGTTGACTGGAACTGCTGCTCCCGAACCTCAGTTCAATGTTGCTCGCATGAGCGATGAGCTTATGACTCTTCGCGGTGCCGATCCCGGAACCTTCCGAGCAATCGCTGAGCTTTCTGCGCCACTTGCACAAAAAAGTGGTGCTTCGATTCTTGAAGTGGTTGAAGCTGTTACTGGTCCTAACGGTAATAAAGTCATTAACTTTATTGAAGCTGGTAATGACTTACCTACAGCCGTTCGTCTGGCTCAAGGTGGTCCGATGGTTCCCACCCGTGGCTCCGCAATGACCACGATGGCGGACCCTGGTGCCCTAACTCGTTCACCCCGTGGCGGCATCGTTGATCAGAGCGTCGAAGATGTCAGTGTTCATGTCCTTGATCCTGAGATGCTTTCGGCAGCTGTTCCGGGAGTTCAGCGCGGTAACTTCGGCATCCTTCGGAACGTTCCCCCCGAAGTTCTTGCTGGTCTTGGTCTCACTGCAGGTGGTCTTGCCGCTGCTGGTCTCGGCCGTATGGCTGGAGGCGGTGATCGCTCTCAGCAAGGAAGCCCTACTGCTGACTTGACTCAAGGCACCACGATGCAGCCTCCGGGTGTTCCTCCGATCGATCCAAGTACCCCTCCTCCGAGTGTTCCTGGTGCCGTTCCTCCCAGTCTTACTGGTGGAATGCCTCCTGCAGGCCCCGTGGTAATTCCTCCTGCAGTTGCGGGTGTGGATCCCACTCTCCCTGCGCCAATCGTCACTAATGGTGACCGGGACAGCATGCGTCGTGAGCAAATCGCTCAAGCTGATCCTCGGGCTGCCGTCATTGATCGCATGATGGAGCCCATGAGCCCCGAGCGCTACAAGAATATTGCTGATTACTACCGCGATCGTGCTGCTTACTCAGCGCAGCCCGAAGTTAAGCGTGAGTTAATCAAGTACGCCGGAGGGACAAACACTTCGCCTGAGATGGCACTGGGTCTCGAGCAGTGGGCTCAGAAATTCCCCGGTCTTGCTTACGAACTTCAGCGCCGCGCTCTCGCTAATCCCGCAGCTAATCAACAGTCTCCTGAGTCTGTGACCACCCCCACCGTGGGTACTCAGATGGGTTCTGACAATACGTTTGCTAACCCCGTGGGCAATGCTGAAGCGGCTGCTGCGACAATTGATGGTACTCAAGGTGCCTACGACCTTAAGAACGCAACGGACATGATTCCTCAAGCTCGTCTTCAGAGGATCCAAAGTCTTGTCGAAAACGTTCGATTGGGTCGCTGATAGTAAACTGTATTTAGGAGACGAATCTAAATGGCTAACTTCGACCCCATCAGTTTCTATACTTCGGGTATAGATCTTGGTCAGTACGGTATTACTGTCCCTAATTACGCCGATTCTTTTAAAAATATTGCATTTGGTACGGAGCCAACATCCATGGCTCCTACCGGTCCCACAGAGCCTAAGTCGCTTGTTGACTACATTAACTATGGGGCTGAGTTAGCTGAAACTGTTCGAGATGCCTACGCTCGATTTAAAGGTTTTCCCGTAAGCCCTACCACCCGTAGTGCAGGCGAGAGGCTCGGCAGGTTTATGCAGGAAGAGAAGAAAAAAGAGCAAGAAACCAGTAAGCAACGCACTCAAGATTTTGCTCAAGCGATTCAAACCGTCTTTAGCAATCCAGAGGTTATCGGCGACCTCGTGGATATTTTCAATAATCCTGTGATTAAGAGTGCTCAGGTTGATCCTAGTCTGTATGCTGAAAGTCTTAAGTTCCAGCCGTCCGTTGTAAGAAGGTTTACACCGTCCACGGCTACGCCCGTTCAGTAGCACACACTCAACTAAGAGAACGAAATGGCCTCGACTAGCACCAATAAGCAGCCCTTGATGGTTGATCGTCCTTTTATTCGGGGCGCAAAAATCAACAGTGGCACGACCACTATCGGTAGCACGAGCAGCCCTGAGTTTGGCAACCTCATTCAACTCGTTCGTGTTGGTGATGTTCCTTCTGAGGATGGTGCCTTAGTCGAAGATCTTTTCGTTGTTTCGAACGAAGGTTATCCAAACAACGGTGGTGTCAGAAGTGCTGCATTCGGGGTGTACATTTATGCACCCGACCAGGCTTCACCCTCGACATCCTCGTCGATGATGATCGGCAAGTTTGAAGTCGGTCTTTCCGGGGATACTGAGGGTCTTATTCAGCGTGTGGAACTTCCCGCCACAGTTGCTCCTACCCCTCAAACGGGCGACACCAATCTGATTCGTCCTATTGAGATCGGTAAATCCGAAGCTCTCTACCTTGAGAAGGGTTACATCCTGGCTATCGGATATATCGGTGACGGTCCTGCTGCAGTCTCTGGTGGTTTGAGTCCCTCGGGTGTCACGATCTTTGCTCAAGGCGGATTCTATTGATCCATGGCACCTAAACGCGGAGATGACTTTGGTTGGAAAGGCCACCAACCAAAGAAATCAAGCTTCGCGTTTGACAGAATCCAGGGCGCTAGCAACGCTTCGAAGCTAAGTCGCCCTCTTCCCTTCAAACAAAAATTTCGTCCAGACTTTAATTTAAAGGATTTCAGCATCCTTTTTGACTACAACTACGCGTCCATGTGGACTCGTTGGAGGCGTGGTTATGAACTTTATATGTACGCCAACCAGGCGTACGTAGGACTTAATTATTCTTTTCGTTATTTCATTTCTGGTACAGCCGGTGTAGGTACTGCGCTACCGGGTGCTTGTTATATGTACCCCTCTATGAGCCAGGACATGGCCATGAGGATGGTTGCGATTAGACCCAGGGACTCGTTTAACTTCCTTGATTTCGGTTACTCGATTAAGTCAGTAACTCAAACTTCAGGCACTATTTACGCGGTTGAACTTTCCAGTAACTTTGGTCCCCCTATCTCGTTCTTTACTGGAGAAGTAATCTCTGATCGTTTTGCTTCTGACGGTACTGAGAAAAGCACTTACAACAACTACAAAGTAATCGGGGTGGGTAACGGAACGAACCCTTTGGTTCCTTCCTTTGCTCCTATTTTTAACAGCATATTTATCTCACTCGATACAGATAACAGTTGGTCGGTGATCAACAACGAGACACTCCAAGCACCTGCCGGTCTTCCGACTGTTGGAGATTACTTCACCACCGAGATGCGTTTTGGGTGCAACTGCCCGGATTATTTGGCTCGAGAAGACTTTAATCTTTATAAATACAACCTAAAACGTCGTTATCCGTACACGCTTCCCCAAGATTTAAAGCCGGGTACATACGACGCTGGTTCGGATTATTTTGCTGACCGGACAACTCCCACCAGAGACCTTCCTGGATTTACGCGGGACTTTGGTTTTTTGTATGTCAAGAAATTAATTAACCTACCGTCTTATACCGACAGTCCTGTTACTTATTCAGACCCAAATCTCCTCTATTTTGCTCCTCGTTGGTGTAAACACATTTACGCCTCTTTCTGGGATCTACAAAACCGATTTGGTAAGGACATGTTTCCTTACGTGTGGTTGGATCAGCCCAGCGACGAGCCGATGGATGATCGATACCGAGAAGAGTTTCAGCGAAATTTGGATAAACAGACAACTTTTGAAAAAAGACAGGAGCATCTTCGTTGGTGGGAGAAGTACTCGCCTTCTCAAAACACCGTGCCTATCCACATGATGTATGCGGATATGCATCCAACGATGGTCAAGACCTTGAACTTTGACACGTTGGCTTCTGGAACCTCGAGCCCTATGAGCGCGAGTGGCTTTGAGATGTTTCAGTTTGATCAGTACAATCCATTTGAACCTATCGATCCAGCGACTCTTCAGAAGTACGATGGTGGAACCTACGCCTTTGGTGTGCTTACGAGTGGTTCCGCATTAGTTTTTGATGGCGGATCTTACCTTAATGGTGTTCTAATTCCACCTTCTTCACAACCGTCAAACATCAACGGGGGTACTTATTAATTCATGGCTTCTACACCTGTCATTCTTCTCTTAAAGAGATCGGGTAACTCTGCTGATCGTCCCAACGTAACGACGGTTCAAACAGGTGAACCTGCCCTGAGTTTCGGTGGCGCAGAGCCGGGGATGTACTTTAAGGA